GGTTGCTGTCCAAAATGCTCCTCCGTAAACGTCGGCAAACTTGCATGGCGTAGGGTATGGATCTGCCACACATGCGGTCTGATATTTCCGCCGAACGCTGGGGGTATGGCGCGGGAACTAGCCGCGCAGGACTCCGATAACTCAAACGACTTCAACGGCTAGTTCCCGTTGCCATCACTCCCTTGTTGTATGCCATCATCTTCCGTCATCTCTTCTCTTCCGTGGGATTCAGGCCGCGTCATATCGTGGTTCTCCTGCGGTGCCGCGTCCGCTGTCGCCACAAAAAAAGCCATCGAAAAGTATGGCAACGTGGGAATCTTCTACACCGACACGGGGAGCGAGCACCCAGACAATCACCGCTTCCTCGCCGACTGTGAAAAGTGGTTCGGGCAAAAGATCACGACGCTGAAAAGCACGGAATATACGGACGCAATGGAGGTGTGCGAACGCCAACGGTTCCTATCGTCGCCGAATGGAGCGCCATGCACCTCGGCAATGAAAAAGACTCCTGCCAATGGGATCTGGGGACTCGGGGACGTGGAAATCTTCGGATACACCGCCGACGAAAAGCACCGGCTGGAACAATGGAAAATCGACAACACCGAGCGGCGGATTGAATGCACGCTGATCGACCAGGGCGTGAGCAAAAGCGAATGCTTCGACATCCTCATGGCCGCTGGCATCGAACTGCCCGCGATGTATCGCCTCGGCTTCCGAAACAACAACTGCATCGGGTGTGTAAAAGCCCGCGATGCAATCGACTACTGGAAGCGAGTGCGCAAGCACTTCCCCGCGCACTTTGAGCGCGTGGCGAAGCTGGAAAAGGAACTCGGCTACGCGATCAACCGGGTAACGCGCAAGGGCATCAAATACGATGTGCCGCTCTACGAAATCCCTGCGGGCGATCCCAAAGGGGCAGATCCAAAAATCTCGTGCGGGCTGTTCTGCATGAGCGAAAGAGACGCTGACGAAACCGCTGATGAAACGAGCGGACGCAGTGCATACAACGCTGAGCTGTGACGCGGGAGCCGAGGGCGAGCGCTGACAACACTGAAACATGGAAACTATCCCAGAAACCAAACAAGCGGCGGGCTCCCGTCGATCACCAGCGTCTTGTTGTGCCTCTTTTGAGGTGTGGCCGGACGGCAAGCCTGAATGGGCCAGGACAATCAATGCCAGAAGCGCAGGGAAAGCCAAAGGCGAGTATCACCGCGACCTGACAGAATCATGGCCCGATGTGCCATTCACGAAGATCCGCGCCCGCAAAATCGGAAAGCCTATGACCAGCGAACGCTTCCGCGCCAATGCGAAGTATCGCGGAATGCCGGACGTGGAATGTGGCCAGCGCGTGACGGTCAATGGAAACGCAGGGACGATCACTGGACACAACTCCAGCGCGAACTTCGAGGTGCTATTCGACGACGACGCACCCCACTACGACGGACTCAAGCTGAACGTCCACCCGCAAGACGTGGTTCTGATTCGGCACAACATGTTATTATCCGACTCATGAGACGTTTTAACCGTAAACGCCAGCTCGCTATCTCCCTAAAAATGAGCGAGCGCGGAAAGAAATCGCAAGCCGCGCAACGCGCCCGACGAGAGGCGGCTATCACTCCTGAATTCCTGATGGAGCTGAAAGCAAACCCTACGCTTGGCCCCGGCAGCGTGTTAGGTGCAATCCAGTGGACCAACCACATCACCGGCAAGGTGACGCGATGGGCCGTGCTAAGGGGCGACCGCAGAAACAACATCACCCCGATCCGCTGGGCCGTATGACGCCATTCCCCTATCCACTGACCGAAGCCGCCTTGGAGGATTTCTGCCATCCCCGGCTGGATCATGTGTTCGGCCATGCGGCGCGGCATGAGGGGGAGATTTGGGCAGGAAACGGGTATGTGGCGCTGCGGGTGGCGCGCGGGCGCTGGATCGATGCGGAGTTTCCTACGGCCTCGCCGGTTTTCGTTGAGAGGATCACGGCACTGCCATGGGACAGGCCGCTGGCGGGCTCGTGGAGGGCGCTGGATGAGGGCCGGTCGGCCATCACGCAGCGGGGACAAATTGGAGTGTGGTCAGGCATGCGCCTGGCACCCACGCCGGTCTGGAGGGTGGGGGATTCGGTGGTGCGCCTCTCTCTCCTGCAACTGATCTGGAGGCTTCCGCGCTGTGAGGTTTACACGGGGCCGGTGGATGCCATGGAGCCCTTATTTTTCCGGTTCAGTGGCGGGCGCGGGATGATTGCTGCGGACCCGCGCCTGACGCTCTGGAGCTATCATCTGTTCGCGCCGCTGCATGATTGCCTGAGCGGGGAGCGGGTCGAGCGCGGCGACACTCCCAAGCGGCGCTGGGGGCTGCCCGGATGGCCGCCAGCGGATGCAACCGAAGCATGAAACTTTATGGACGCCTATATCAAAGCCTCATTTTGGACCGACGAACGCCTAGAAGAACAGCCGCCGGAAATCAAGCTGGCCTGCCTCTGGCTCATCAGCAATCCGAGCCGGGATCTGTTGGGGATCACCCGTGCTTCAAACAAGCGTTTCACTTTTGAAACGGGTCTGGACTCGAAATATCTTGAAGGGGCTTGCAAGGCCCTTCCGTCCAGCTTCCAACGGCTGGCCCCCGGCGTGTATTTTGCGGTGCATTTCCTGCGGCATCAATTTGGCAAGGGCGGGAGGTTGAGCCTTAAAAACAAGGTGATTGTGAGCGTGATGCGCTATGCCGCGCACTTGCCCGCACCGTTGGCAAGCGCCTTCCAAGGGGCTTACCCGGATCTGTTTGAAGAATGGGCCAATGAGGGGGTAAAAGAGGGTGAAAAAATAAGCCCCTTGCAAGCCCCTTCCGATTTTTCGGAAGGGGTAAGAGAAGAGAAGAGTAAGAGAAGAGAAATCTTATCTGAGGAAGAGGGGTGTGGGGAGAAACCCGATGTGCCGGGGATCGTGGCGATTTACCCGAGGCGGGAAGGGGTGATGGCGGCGTGCGCGATGGTGCAAAACCACCTGCGGCGCGGATTCTCGGTGGATGCGATTGTTTCGGGCACCAGGGCAATCGCGGCGGTGATTTCCCAAATGCCCGGCGGGCACCTCAACAAGTTCGTGCCATCGGCTGAGAATTTCTTTCGGGACCGCCGCTGGGAGGATGACCCGCAAACGTGGCTGCGCTCGGCAGGCGGATCGACGGGGGCACCCCACAAAAAACTTGAGCTGAACGGCCGGGGAAGGTCCGGCACCACCATCAAAATCCAATCCACCAAACCAAAAACATGAGCACAGCAATCGCCACCATCGAGCAAGCCCGCACGACCTGCAAAACCTGCGGACAGACGTTTTTTTACGAGCCGATTCTGTTCGGCAAAGTGGATTTGGGGCTGGTGGTCAACACTCGCTGCGAGCGCTGCGAGCAAAAAGCGCAGGCCGATGAGGATGCGCGGCGCAATCGTGAGCGCCAAGCGGTCATTGAGGGGCAAATCAGGGCACAAATCCCGCCGGACCTGCTGGCAACCGAGCACACGCACCCCGAATTCAACCGGGAGCTGTGGGCGGGCGTGCGGTCTTGGCGGCCGGGCTCTGAATTCTGGCTGGGGATCATAGGGCAGAGCGGGCTTTGCAAGACACGGTGCATGGCGCTGCTGGCCATGCGTGCGATGCGTGCCGGGGTGCGGGTGACATGGAGCACGGCCAACCGCCTCAAGGACGCGGCGAGCGACCGGACGCACCGGGAGCGCACGGTGAGTTTGCTGGCCCGGCAGCATCTGGAAGATTGTCTGCATGGCGGCTGGTTGTTCCTGGATGACCTGGGCAAGAACGAATGGAGCCCGGCCTTTGAAAGCCAATTTTTCCAAATCCTCGACCACCGGAAAAATCACCGGCTTCCGCTGGTGTTTTCCAGCAACTGCCACCCGGAAGGGTTTTCCCAACTGATTTCCGGGCTCAACTCGGCACCCATCATCGGGCGGCTGCTGGACCGCACCACATTGATTGACCTGACGGAATAATACAGTTGACTGAAACACTTGATTAATTTATTGAATTCCCTACCCTAACGATCATGCCAATTTTAGAATGCGCGGGGGCGACAATGGACCACCGGACCTGTGACCATGAGAAGGGGCGGAGCAAGGCGGCTGTGTTGCGGCTGGTGGCGGCGGTGGCCGTGGTGCGCGGGGTCGAGTGGCAGTTGTTGTTCAGCCCTCGCCGGGAGTGTGAGCGGGTGGCCAGTGCGCGGGCGTTTGCAATGGCGCTGTGTGCGTGTGAGCATGTGCCGCTGTGCCACATTGCGCGGGCGTTTGGGCGTGACTGGAGCACGGTGTACAGTGCTGAGCAGACCTGTGCGCGGCGTTACCGCCAAAGCGCGGCGTTTCGCACGGAGTGGGACAGCATTGCCACCCCGGTGGTCGAGTCATGAGCGCAGCCAAAGATGATTTTGGATTGAGTCCGCGCGAGCGGACATTTGCTGACGGGTTCATCGGCGGCCTGCCTGCGGGGCGGGCGTATGAGCGTGCGGGCTACAAGGCGCGGGGAGGGTCGGCCGATTCCCTAGCGTGCAAGATGTTGAGAAAAGACAAGCTCATGGCGTATGTGCGGGCGGCGCGCCGGCGCATGGCTGAGGCCGACCAGTATCAGAAATGGCAACTGATCGAATTTCTCACTCGGGCGATCACCACTCCAGTGGGTCAGATCGATGAAGAAAGCGATTTGGCGCAGGAGGTGACACGAGAGGAGATAGGCGAGCAAGTGGCGCGCACGCGTATTAAGATCGTGGGTAAGCTGGACGCAGCCAAGCAACTGGCCACTCTACTCAGCTGGAACGCGCCTGAGAAAATAACCCTGGACGCCAGCGAGCAACTCGCCGGGCTACTGCAAAAAATCCGGTCGCGGTCATGAGTATGGATTGGGCAGTACTGGAGGGACGGTTAGAGGATCCGGCATGGCGGCTGCGGAATTTGTATGCGTGCCGCCAGGAAGGGAAAGGGGGAAGCACGCCGTTTGTGCCGAGGCCGGAACAGGAGGCGATTTTCCAGCATTTGTATGCGTGCCCGGAGGTGCCGGCGTATATCATCAAAAGTCGTCGGCTGGGGTTGAGCACGGGTATTTGCACGTATCAGGCGGACGCTGCGGTTTTTGCGAGCGGGTGGCGCGGAATTTTGATCGACCAGAAGCAGGCGGATGCGACAAAAAAAATGGTTGAGATTATTAGGTTTGCGGTTGATTCGTTAGACGCTGCGATTTTGAACACCATCCATTTTGCCAAACGCAACGACAGCGAGTTGCGGATGCGTGTCGGCGACGAGCGGGAAGCGTTGGATTCGGTGGTTTTTGCAACGACCTCCGGGCGGGGTGGGGATTGCAGTATGCTACATGTTTCCGAGTGGGGACCGATCGCGGCCGAAGACGCCAGGCGCAGCAATGAAATCCGCACCGGGGCGTTTCCGGCGGCGCGGAAAGGGAGGAGGGTCGTTGAAACGACGTGGATGGGCGGCAAGGGCGGGGACCTGTGGGATTTGATCGAGCCGCTGCTGCGGCATGATCCCAACGCGGAGGGCAAGATTTACTTTTTCCCGTGGCACGATGACCCGGTGGCGTTTCGCACGGATGGGCTAGTGACGGCGGAGGTGGAGGATTATTTCAAGGAATTGGTGGGGCGGTTAGGGAAGCGGTTTTCGCAGGAACAAAAGAAGTGGTGGGCGTCGAAGAAACTCGAACAGGGGATTTTTATGAGTCGGGAATATCCCAGCACGTTGGACGAGGCGTTCCGAGCGCCCGTTGAGGGAAGCATCTACGGTCGGCGCATGGATGAGGCGCGGGCGGAGGGGCGCATCAAAGTTTTCCCATGGGACAGGAGTTGCCCGGTTTATACGTTTTGGGATTTGGGGAGTCCGAAAAACACGCGGGTGATCTATGTGCAATTTGTGGGTCGGGAAATTCACATCATCGACCACGACACCGGTTTGGAGCATGGTCCGGCGGCGCGGGTGGCGCACATGAAAGCGAAAGGCTATCCTTTTGGCGGGCATTTTCTGCCTCACGACGCGGCGGCTCAGGAAAAGAGCGGCCAGAATTTCCAAGAACAGTTAGAAGCTGCCGGGTTGACGGGCATTGAGATTGTCCCGCGCTGCGCGGAGGTGTGGACGGGCATCAACAAGGTGGGAGAGCTCATGCCGCGCATGCTGTGGCACGCCGCGAAGTGCGCGGCGCTCATTGCCAGCGCGGAGGCTTATCACGTCAAGAAGGCGGCGCGTGATGGGCATGAGACGAATCAGCCGGAACACGATTGGAGCAGCCATGACGCGGACGCCCTGCGGCAGATTGGAGAGGCGATGGAAGCGGGGATGATTCGGGACGGAGCGCAACCCCGGACGCGGGTGATCAGCGCGATTCCGGGTTTGGGTGAGGCGGAGACGTGGCATGGGTTGCGATGATTGATCTTGGCAAGCGCCCGCTTGCTTGATCGCGGCGGCGCGGGTGGCTTATACGCGGGCATGGGCTTTTCCTCGAAACCACCTAAGGCAGTTCCCCCACCCCCGCCTGTAACGACATCTGATGAGGATGTGGCGTTGGCGCAGCAAGATGCGAAGCGTCGCCGCTCGGGCAAGGCCACTGGGTATCAAAGCACGCTGTTAGCTGCTGCGGCTCCGGGAGTGGTTCCGTTGAAAACCTTGTTGGGCGGTTCCTAACGGCATGGAAGATCCCCACAACATTCTGGCGCGCTGGTCGCAGATGACGGCCGATCGAGCGCCATGGGATGCGCAATGGCAGCGCGTGAGCGATTACGCATTGCCACGGAAGGGGAATCATGCGCGGGTGCAAACTCCAGGGCCGGGCACGAACAGCGCGAACCGGTTGTTTGACACCACGGCAATTGAGAGTGTGGCGATTTTGGCGAGCGGGCACTCGAGCGCCATCACGCCGGCGGGCACTCAATGGTTTGCGTGGGAGGCACCGGACGCGATCAAGAGCGACGAGGCGGACAAATGGTATAACTCGTGCTCGGAAAAAGCGCGCAATTTACTGGCCGCCGGAAATTTTCACACGATGCTCAATGAGGCGTTCGAGGATCGATCCGGCTTTGGACTTTGTTGTTTGGCGGCGATGCCGCATGACGAGCGCAAAATTTCGTTTCAGGCCCACCCGGTTGGCAGTTTCTGCATTGAGGAGGACAACGAGGGCAATGTGGACACGATTTTTTTACGGCGTTCCTATTCGATTCGGCAGTTGGTGCAGGAGTTTGGGGAAGAGACGATCGGGGCGAATGCGGTGTTGGCGGCGAGTTGGGCAAAGTTCAAAGATAAAGGGACGAACGCGGATCATTTTTTGATTCATGCGGTGTTTCCACGGTTATCGAGGGCAGAGGGTTCACGCGATGTTTTCAACATGCGGTTTGCTTCCTGCTGGGTGGCGGAGGAAGGGAAGACGATGTTAAAGGAAAGCGGTTTCGAGGAGTTACCCTTTTGCGTGAGCCGCTACCTGAAGCGAACCGGCAGCCGCCAGCAATACGGCTATGCGCCGTTCGAGCAATGCGAAGCGGCGATCATCGACGCGAACAAGACGAAGCAGATTCTCCAGGTGGTGGGGCAAAAGCTGGCGGTTCCGCCAGTGCTGATACCGGATAACCTGGTCGGCAACGTGGACACCCGGCCCGGCGGCAAGACCGTGTTCAAAAGCACGAGTGGGGTGATGCCAAAAGAATGGTTGTCTGGCGGGGATCCGCGAGGAATGCAGGATCAGTTAGAGGACGCGCGCAAATGTATCCGCCAGGCGTTCCACACGGATCTTTTCCGCATGTTTGCGGATCGGCAAAAGCAAATGACGGCACGGGAGGTTTCCGAGTTGTCTGCAGAGAAACTCATGCCGTTTTCCCCCTCGTTCACGCGCTTCACGGCGGACTTTCAAATCATGATGGAGCGCATTTTTGCGATTTTATTCCGGGCCGGGGTGTTCGGTGCCGTGGAGGACATTCCACAGGCGGTGATTGTGCGGGGCAGGGAGGGCGCGGAGGTCCCTCCTCCAAAGGTGGTTTATCAAAGCAGGGTGGCGTTGGCGATCCGGCAGGCGGAAACTGCGGCGAGTGATCGACTGGTCGAGCGCGCGATGCAGTTGGCCGTACTCGACGCCGGGGCGTTGGACAATATCGATGTGGATGTTTATTTGCGGCAAAGTGCTCGCAATGACGGGGTGAGTGACCATATATTGCGCAGTCAAGAAGACATAGAGGCGGGCAGGCAGGCAAAGGCGCAGGCCCAAGCGCAGCAAGCGCAACTGGCAATGGCACAGCAAGCGGCAGATGCCGCCGGAAAGGTGGGCATGAAGGTTCAGCCTGGAGATTTACCGAGTCAGCTAAGCCAATGATTGATATGGAAGATCCTCTGAGGTTGTTTGAGCAGGCGGAGCGTCTGCAAAAGGATTCCGTGGCGGTGGAAGAGGGATTCGCGCGGTTGACGCGAAAACTTTTCACGACCTCTAACGGCCGGGACTGGTTAAGGCTCGCTCTGGCCAGAAGCAATTTCATGGGTAGCGTTTTCAGCGCCGAGGACGGGATGAGTCCCCATATGGCGGCTTACCGTGACGGCATCCGCTCGGTTTTTTCAGACATTCTCAATTGTGCCGCCACAGCGGCCCCACCCACCCACCCGACCCACGATGAATCTGCATGAATGGAACCTGTATCAACGCCGTCACTTGTTCAAAGGCGACGAGCACGTTGGGAAATACGACCACCCGACTCTGACGGCCTATCTCCGGCCCGAGTTCGAAGGGTTGAAAGAGGAGTGCCGGGCGTTTTTCATGAGCCGCGAAGGCATTGCCTTGGCGGGCGTGAGTGCGGGGAAGCGGGCGCTTCCTGCCCCGGAGCCCCTGGTGGCTTTCCCGGCGGATATTTTGGCCTTGATGAGTCCTGTTTTGGGCGACCGCACGCCTGCGGTGATGGAGTGGGCGCACGCGCACCTCTCCCCGGCGGATCTCGTCAGGCGTTACCCGGATTGGGCGGATGAGGTCACTGATTTAGTGGCTACGCCTGATCCTGAAAAGCCGAAAGCCGTTAAAAAATCCCCAGAAATCAAAAAGCCATGAGCACTCCCGATCCTGTCACTCCCGTCACTCCCGATCCTGTCACTCCCGATCCCCTTGTCCGTCCGGAATGGGTTCCTGAGAAGTTCTGGCGGGAAGGCGCGGTGGACGCCGAGAATTTGGCAAAGTCATACAGCGCGCTGGAGACCAAATTTCATGCGGCGAGACCGCCGGCGCTGGAGGTTCCGGAAACCCCAGAGGGATATCAATTGAAACCTGAAAAGATCCCAGAGGGGATTTCCTGGAATGAAGAGATGGCGAAGCAGTTTGCCGGGGTCTTCCATGCCAAGGGTGTGCCGGCTGAAGCGGCGATGGCGATCACTCAAACGTTTTTAGAGGTCGAGAAGGCCAATCACGCCGCTATTTCGGAGGCGTATGAAAAATCGATTCAAGACGGGACGGCGGCGCTCAAGAAGGAGTGGGGGCAGGCGTTCGACACGAAGATGGGCCGCGTGAAAAGTGTGGTGGCAACGTTGGGTTATGACCCGGCGGACGCCTCGTTGTTTTCCAATCCCAAGGTGGTTTCATTCCTCGGGAAAGTGGTTGGAATGCTCAGTGAAGACAGCGTTGCGAGCATGCGCGGCGCGGTGGCGCCCGGCCATACTTTCGTCAACGGGGCGGAAGAGGCACACGCGATCATGACGGACAGCAAGCACCCGGACTTTGAGAAGTATCACGCCGGGGACCGAGTCGCTATTGCGAAGGTCAAACGACTGATAGACGGTTAGGGTCCGCTATTTTCCGCCCGCCTTTGCTGGCTTTGTCGGGCGCGAAGGTTGGCGGCGGCGCGGGTTTTGCATGGTCCGCGTCGCCGCCACGATTGATCTTGGCAAGGAAAGGACTTCTTGCTCGGCGCATCTGCTAGGAAGTAAAAGCGCGATCGACGAACCGACCCGCAAGGCGGCGGACAACCTGCAAAGGCCCGTAGCAGAGGTGGACAATCGGGAAGGCACCCCACTGCATTCCTTATCTAACAACCACCTATCATTATGTCAGTTGCACTCACCGTTCCTCAATCGGCACGTAACATGTTCCAAGCGGGCATGGAACATGTCGCACAACAACTTCAGGCGCGCTTCAAGGCGTATGCCACCGTCAAGACCGGCTGCACCGGCAAGAGTCAGGCGCACCGCAAAATTCAAAAGGCCGAGATGAGTGATGTAACCGGAAGGTTACAACCCACCGTTGGGCAGGAACTCGCGCTTGAGCATCGGTATCTTTTCCCCCGCAAGGCGAGCCTTGCGACGATCTTGGACGAAGATGATGCCGCCGAGTTGGATTTGGCCGTCGCTCCCACCGGGGAAGTGGTGACCCAGCACCAAGGTGCGGCGAACCGCAAGTTGGATGATATTTTCATCGCCGGGATCTGCGGGACCAACTACGAGGGTATTGAGGATTCGATGAGCACCGTCGCGGTTCCTGCTACTCAAATCATCGCTGTGAACTATAACCGGACATCATCGCCGGCAAACTGCGGGCTGTCGCTCGCCAAGTTGGTCCAGGCGAAGGGTCGTTTCGGGAAACTCGAAGTTTACGGGCAAGACCAGCGCGATCAAGGGGCAAAACTCATCATGGCGGTCAGCCAGGACGAACTCAACAACCTCTTGTTCGATGTGGAGAAGACCGGTTCGAACCAATACAACGACGTTAAAGCGTTGGTGCAAGGTGAGGTCGATTATTTCATGGGGATACAATTCCTGCGCAGCGAGCGCCTTCCCTGCACGGCGGTGGCCAACAGCCTGTTCACCCGGACTTGCCCGATGTGGGTTTCGAACGGCGTACATCTGGATTTCTGGTATGACGTCAAGACCAGCATCGACGTGCTACCGACGCAATCCCAAGCAGTCCAAGTCTATTCCCGCATCAAGGCCGGAGCCTGCCGCAAGAGTGAGGATCATGTGGTCCTTGTGTATTGCGAGCAAGCCGGTTGATCCGATCCATCGCACCTTAATTTCTACCTGAACCAACATCATGGCAACCAACGGCACCTCTGTTTCTACTCTCGCCACCGCTCAAACGCTGGCGCTCACCAAAGGCCCGAATTCGGGCTCACACGCCCCCGCCGCCTCCGCCAAGCTCTACTTGCTTGACGACGTGGCGACGATGGCGGTCGATCAAACCATCACCACTGCCACCCCCGAATACCTTAAGTTCGGCAAGATCCCGAAAGGGGCTAAAATCGTGCCGTTCCTGAGTCGTCTGACGACGAATCACACGGCGGCGGTTGCCGGGAAAATCGTTCTGGTGGCCCTCGACGGCGTGACTGCCGCCGTGGAAATCGCCAGTGTGACGATCCAGCTAGAAGCCCTCGCCGTGGCGCATGACGCCACCACGCTGAGCGTAGTTCCTGATTCGTTCCTGGACAATGCCGCTTGCGGGGTTGCCACTGCGGATTCGTGGGTCTGCTTCCTGCCGGCCTCTAACCTGGTGTGTGCCTCGTCCATCAAGACATTCTGGGCGCGCATCGTGTATGCCATGACCTATTGAGCCTCCCCGCTCCGGGATTCGAAATCATAACAGGCCCGGCGGCGCGTTTCCACACGTTCCGCCGGGTTTTCTTTTAAGCGCCCATGACCCAGACTGACATTGCCAACCTCGCCCTAACCAAGTTGGGGGATCTTCCCATCACTGACATTGATTCGGCGACGGACAAGGGCGCACGGCTGGCCAAGCTGCATTATCAGCCGTGCCTATCGGAAGCGCTCCGCGCCCATTTTTGGGGATTCGCGATGGGTGCGGCGAGTCTCACCCGCATCCCTGATGTTACCGGCACGCTGGGCTGGTCGGCTGCCTTCGAGCTGCCAAGTGATTTCGTTAAACTGCGGGCGGTGTATGATGCGTCTGGCGTGCAGATAGACAAGTTCGACATCCGGCGGGTTTCGGGCACGCGCTGTCTGGTGGCAGGAGATTACGATTCCTTGCAATTGGATTACGTTCAGTTCGTGGATGAGCCGTCTGATTTCGATCCTCTATTTTCAGCGGCTTTAGTTACTTTGTTGGCCAGTCGGATGGCTCGGGCGATCACCGGGGCGGACAACATGGAGGCGTCCCTTCGGCAGATTTACGAGACGGTGGATCTTCCCGCCGCCCGCTGCGCGGACGGCCACGACACGCAGAGCGGCGAGAACCATCCATTGAGGGCGCTGCTGGGCGGAGCGTTGACTCATACCCGCGCCGATTTTTTCCCGGAACTCGATGATTGATTCCCCCTCATGGCCATTCTCAAAACTGTACTTTCCTTCGACGCCGGCGAACTCTCGCCGTGGCTTGATGGCCGCACGGATCTGGCGAAATACACCACAGGATGCCGCACCTTAGAGAATTTCATTGTCCGGCCCCAGGGAGGCATTTCCAAACGGCCCGGCATGGAATACCGGGGAAAGCTGGAAAGTGCGGCCACGACCGGCCGCTTGGTGGAATTTGAAATCAAGGGCGCGGATTCGGTGATGCTGGCGTTGGGCGGGCGCAAGATGAAAGTTTTTGCGGCAGGCACCGCCGTGCAAAGCGGTGGAAGTGATTTATTGGTTACCATTCCGTGGGCGGATGCTGATCTCCCGGCGCTGCGCTGGAAGCAATTGAATGACGTGATGTTTTTCGTGCATCCGTTGTATGCGCCTCAAAAGCTCACCCGCACCGACGCAACCACATGGGCGGTTGCGCCATTCATCCCGCTGGAGCAGGCGGCGTTTCTCGCGGAAAATTTAGACGAGACGTGGCAAATCAGTGTGGCGTATAGTGGGACAACGGCGGCCTGGTCCGTCACGCATGAGGCCTATTCAGTGGGCGATATTGTCATAAATAATGGGATTTATTACCGGTGCATTCTCGCACACAATACAAACACGTACGGCACTCTCGGTCAGCCGGGTGCGCCAGCGTACAGGAGTGGATATGTCCCGTTCCCCGGCGGCACACGCACCTGGGAAGAATGCTGGGTGGACCAGGCGACGGTGCTAGGGCAAAGTGTGACGCTCACTGCGAGCAAGGACACTTGGGAGCTGGCGCATGTAGGCAGTTTGTTGGAACTGAGTTTTGAGCGCAACCTGTGGGATTACGAAGCGGACCTGCCGGTTTCGGCTACGGGGACCAGCCCGGTGTTGATTTATTCCAAGATTTTGATCACCAATGAGGGGTGGAATTTCACGACATTCGGCAGGTGGCAAGGGATCTTCTCTATCCAGACGAGCACGGATCGAGGTGCGACATGGAAGACGATCCGCAGTTGGCAGAGTTCGGAGGCGAAGATGAAAAACGTTTCCGCCACCGGCCAGGTTTCCACGCGGTCTTACGTGCGGATTTCGTACACGGGGTATGTAGCCATCGCCCCGGGGGCCTCTGACCTCCCTTACGGGAATGTCAAAGTCACAGATACGCGTCTCAAGGGGATCGTGAAAATCACGGCGCGCGTGTCCGCTACGAGTGTGCAGGCTGAGACGGTGACACCCGTTGTGGTGGCCACAACTGACCAGTGGAGTGAGGGGGCCTGGGGGGGGTATCAGGGGTATCCGGGCTGTTTGGAACTGCATCAAAACCGCCTGTTGTTGGCCGCGACAGCCCGTAGCTGTCATACGATCTGGGGCAGCGCGGTCGATGACTATAACAATTTTTATCCCTCGACGGATGCGGACGAACCGTTCCGCCACACGGTGATGATCGGGCAGCGGGAACCCATCGTCTGGATGGCCAGTGACCGGCAATTGGTCATTGGTTCGGGCATCGGCGAATTCGCGATGCGGGGCGAGCGCGAGGATTCAGCGATCACTCCTGAATTCGGGTTAGCAACCCGGCAAAGTTCGTTCGGGACTCAACCGACCGGGATTGGGTGTATCCTGTTAGACTCTGCGGTTTTGTTCGTTCAGAATGGTGGGCGGATCATTCGGGAAATGCTGTATCGGATGGATTCGGACCGCTATGAGGCCCAAAACCTCACCTTGCTTTCCGATCACCTTTTCACGTCGGCCATCACCGGTTGGGCGATTCAACGCCGACCGTTTCAAATTTTGTGGATCGTCTCGGGTGGAGTGCTCTATTCGCTCACCTACGAGCGCACCCAGAACATTGCCGCCTGGCAGCGCCACCCGACCGCCGGAACGGTGGTCAGTGTGGCGTGCATCAAAAACGTGCCGGACGACGAGGTGTGGTTTATCATGCAGCACGGCAGCACGCGAACGGTGGAGCGGTTGACGCCCCACGCGATCACCACGCCGGCGGACTCTGGCCATTGGTCAGATTGTTGGCAGAGTTTGGCCTACCCCTTTTCGTTGACGGGCAACCCGCTGGCGGGGCTTTCCGTGGTGGGTTGGCACAACGGGGAGGCAATGCCCGCCGCCACACTCAACAGCGCTTTTTTCACGGGTATTGCTTCCGGGAGCGTGGTCATTGGCAGGCCCTACACGGCAACCGTCGAGCCGATGACGCCCGAGGTGCCGATGCCGAACGGCTCTTCGCGGACGCGCGAAAGTCGGATCCACACGGTGGTTCCATCGTTGTATGCGTGTAGGGGCGGCAAAATCGGCCAGGATCCGGACGGGGCGGTGTTCGATGCGTTGAACGCGGGAAGTGTTAGTGCCTTGTTCACTGGAGAAGTGGAAAAACTTTTTGAAGGCGGTTACGGGAAGACGGGGGATTTCTGCATTCTGTCAGACGAGCCGTTCCCGTTTTCCATTCGAAGCATCACCTTGAAAATGAATTTTTATGGAGACGGTTGAACCCATTACGCCGGATGTGTTGGCTGTCATTCTCGGCTGGTTCGAGGAGCGCGGCCTCGGCTCGATGCCTGCGGGCGTGCTGCCTCCCTTCGGAGTGTGCACGGTGGACGCGGCCGGGTTGCCGTTGGCGGCGGCATGGCTCTATCAACCAGTCGGGGTGCCTCTGGCCTTCATGGACTGGATGATTTCGCGTCCGGGTCTTCGGCCAGCGGTCGCCCGTCCCGCGCTTCAGGCCGTTTTGGCATCGCTGGCGGCTGTGGCGAAAGAACAAGGATGCACTCGGCTTTTCGCCTCTGTCACCCATCCCGTCATGTTGGACGAGGCGGTTCGTTGCGGCTTCGAGCGGGTGGCGTCGGATTGTTACCACCTCATCAAACCCCTCTGAAATCATGTTCGCTATTATCGGCCTCATTCTCTCCGCGATCGGCACCGGCGTCACGTTTGTCGCCGCGCAACGGGCTGCCTCCAACGCGGAGGCGGCGGCGAAAGCCGAACAAGAAGCCGCCTATGCCCAGGCCCGAAACGAGGAACAGCAAAACGCAGAGGCAATCGCCCGTGAACGCATCAACAATCGGCGACGGCTCGCCCGGCTCCATGCGGAGATGGCGGGCACCTCGGGCATGGTCATGGACGGATCCAACATGGATGTTTTCGGCGAAACCTCAGGGGGGATGGAACTTAAAATCCAAGACGCGGCGCGGGCGGGGGCGATGGAAGCCCAGAATTTGCGCAGCAAGGGCTCCATGGCACTTTGGGAGGGCCGCATGCAGGCTGCTTCCACGCGGATTTCTTCTTATGGATCCTTGCTGACGAGTGGTGCATCTCTCGCGAAGGATTACGCCAAAAAAGAGCCCTAATTTTATGCCCCTCATTCCTGATCTGCAATTCCAGTCTGGCCGTTACGAGCCCGCTACGCCGTCCCTAGCAGCCGCAATGGCCCCCGGTCTGGCAATGGCCAGAGTCGGGGCATCTCTGCAAGGAGCGGGCAATGTGGTGGGCGAAATCCAAACGATCCACGACGAGGGGGTGAAGTCTCAGGCGCGCATTGAAATGCAAACCGCCTACAATGAGCACGCGCAATACCGGGCAGAGAACGCCGATGAAACGACATGGGGCGATCACGCCTCAAAAACCACAGAAGCCGCCTGGAAGCGGATTGAAAAACTGCGGATGAGCCCGGCCATGCAGGCCGAACTTAAAACCACCTTCGACGGGTGGGGGCAAAATTTCCAAGCAGGGGTTAAGTTGGATGCGACGAAACAAACGATCGCCACGGCTCGCCAGAGGGTGAGCAACGCCTACGAGGCCGACCTGCAAGCCGGTCGCTTCGATCATGCCCGCACCACGGTTCAATCGTCCCTCGCCTATACGCCGGTCGAACGTGAAAAAATCCTGCTCGGAATTAACGACAGAGAGAAAGACTATCAGCGCAGCGAGGGGGTGAGGCAAGCCATCAACCTCGGGGCGGGCGATGCCGAATGGTTGGACAAGCATCCAGCGGGAACGCTAGTGCCAGGGCTCGATGAGGTGGCCACTCAACAAGTCCGCCGGGGGATCATGGCTATGCGTGCGGCCGAGGCGGATGAATTTTCGAGCAAAATTGAAGACATGATCGCGGTCGGCGTGACTGACGAGCAAATCATCGGATTGGGAACAGGCCAGCGGCCTTCTGTGGTGGCCGAGCTGGTGCAATCAAATCAGCGCCGGAATCAGGCGAATTACGCAGCGGAAATTCGCAAGCCGGAAGTGCAAGCGCAAATCATCGGTGAGGCAAGACGCCGCATGCTGCGTTACGACCCGACCGATGAACGCACGTTTGATTCCGAACGGGCCGCAATTTTGGGCCTCGTCCGGCGGCTTCCTGACGACAATCCGGTAAAGGGGGAATTGGAAAGCAATCTCTCCGCGATGAAGAGCGGCAAGCAGGAGGAAATCAAGACGGCGTCCAAGTCGGCGCAAAGGGCGCTGGATGCGCATTTTAAAACCACGGTGCTGGATAAGCTTTGGGACGGGGACTCGGGACAGCCGACCCAAAAGGCGATCAACGACAAGTTCTTGGAAGACACAAGCAAGCTGGCGAGTCTCGGTCTTTCCAAGGGCCAGTGGGAGGATGTGCTTGGTGGTAAGATCAATGGAGAGGCTCCTAAAACCCTCACCAACACGGCGCGGGAAAACGCGTTCAAAGCGCTGTGGGAACAACGGGCCGACAAGAACGCCCATCCGGGCGGACTGGTGGAAGCCACGGCGCTGGCCATCGTGAACGGGGAACCCCAAATCAAGTTTGCTGCGCCCAAGGACTTGGCGCGCGCCCAAGCGGCCCGCACTTCGGCGGAAATCCGATGGGGGCAGCAAACAACCGAACTGGCGCAATTCCTCAAAGTCAATCCCAAGGCGTCATCCGCCGAGATCGAAACCAAACTTCTCAAGCTCACGGGTTCCGCTTTACACGCCGATGTTTCCAAGAGCCTGATTCCCGCACGGCCCAGCGCGGCGCGGCTTGCATCGCCTGGGGACCGGATCACTTCCTATGGATACAGCGGGGATCCCACGCCGGACCGGAATTCTTCGGCTGGAATCGGCGCTTGGGTGGGGGATGCGGAAGCTGCGCGTATCCGTGCCGGGGAAAACACCCCGAACAAACTGCGCGCCGGGGATCTGGCGGTGTCGAGGGACGTGGAATCCCGCCTACTGGAGGCCGGCATAGAACCCGGACAAAGCATCCGACTCAAGCTCTCGGACGGCAGCACGGTGGCCGGGCGCTGGATGGACCGAACGGCAGATGCCTACAAAGGGCATACGTTGAAAAACCGTTTCGATCTCTATTCGCCCGATGGAGTCAGCCAACTGGATGGCCGCACTGTGGTGAGTTGGAGCCTCGACAAATAATCCCATGGAAAGCACCCTCACGCTTGCGCCGGTATCAAATGATATCGATCCGTTTAATTTTCAGCCATCCGCAGACCCGGCCAATTCCATCATGGACGCAGGATCACTGGCCAGCGCGGGGCGGCAGGCCTACCGGAATGATTACCATGCGTGGTTCGCGGACGCCCGGGGCAAACTGGACGGCGTTCGCCTGGACCCGGAGCCGTTCTTCAAGGACACGGATCTTTCATTTGATGCGGACCCCAAGCGTGCGCGCATCCTCGCTCTCAATAGCGCCGCGATGGACCTCTACGGAGACGGAAGCACGGAAATCCCCACCGATGACACGGCTCTTCCGCGCAAGATCCTGCTTCAGGAGACCGCCGCGCGCGTGTATGGCGTTAAGGAACCGATCACCGAAGATGGATTCCATGATCTGGAAACCAAAGCCGCACAAGGGCGCACGGACACGCGGGCGCGGATGGATGCCGTGGCTGCGGCCGCCATCCAGAAAGCCACGCTGGAAATGGTCAAGCCCGGTACGGTGGTTGCCGGGTGGAAGTCGGCACTGGATCAGGCGCGGGCCATGCCAGGCTACCAAAAGGGCCGTGATATGGATCTCAAGGAGCGTTATGAGGCGGTGGGGAATGAGGTGAAGCACCGGTTAGGAGCTTATGCGCCGCAGATCAAAACCATGATGGAAACGATGGCCGCCCAGGACGGTGCGGGGGCCATCACGGCGGTGCTCAAGCAACCCACGGTGCTGGGTGCGGTGGCGGAAATAGCAGCGGCCAAGCCGCAGGTGCGGCAAAGCGCGTTTGAAATCTACCAATCCCTCAAGCCGGAAGAACGGGACGGGTTTGTGGAAGCCATCGGCATCATTGTCCAGTCCCTTCCCAAGGAACAACAGCCGGAATACTACGCCAATATCGCCAAGAGCGGCGGGCGCGAGCTGGAACATTCCTTGCAGCGGGGGATTACCACAGTGCAGGGGCTGGGTCTGGATCAACCCACGGACGCGGGCGTAGGTCTGGCCGATGCGTTCTGGGGAACTGACAATTACGCGAAGTCCGAAGCCTCCCGCCTGCAAGAGCGAGAGGAGTGGCGGAAGAGAAGCGATTTCGTGCAAAAGATCATCGACCTTCAGGAAGGCGTTTACGATCCGGTGAAAAAGATTCTGGATGGCGGCTGGGGAGTGGCGGAACAAATGGTGTATGACCTGCCGGGCGTTCTTCTGAGCAGTGCGGAAGCGGTGTACGCGCCCCCATTGTTGGCGGTGGATTTGCTGGAGCTGCACTACCAATCCGGGCTTCGCCGCCAAATGGATCAAGGGGTGCCCTACGAGAAAGCCAGCGCCACGGCCACCATGCTTGCCCCCGGAGCGATGGCGCTCGAATACGTCAGCGAGCGCTTGCGCGCCAAATTGTTGTTCGGGAAGCTGCCGTTTTTCAACAAGGCGCTGACCCGTTCGATGGACCAGCTGGAAAACGGTCTGGTGCGGGGTGGTTTGCGTCTGGGTGCGGCGGGCATGGAGCAAACCGGGCAGGAAATTGCCGCCAACTACATTGATGCGGTGATGCAGGATCTTGGGCACGCCATGGGCATGGACGTGGGGAACGTGACATGGCTGGGTGAAAACAACGAGTTCAAGGGTGATTGGGCGGAAAACCTGCAAACCGCGATGGCGGTACTGCCGCTAACTTTCTTCGGGCTGCGCGGACTGGCCGGGCGGGATGCGCGAGTGAAAGCGTTCCGGGATGCCTCCGATACCGAGATTCTTGCCGCCGGCTACTCGCGGGAAAGTCTGGCAAACATCCGTGGCGGAATCTCAAAAGGTTTGAACAGCGGGGAATTGGCCATCGATGCGGCTTATGAGACGGTGGACCCGCAGAGCGAGGAAGCCGCGGCGGCGGTGGCGGAATTGCAGCGCCAGGCGGCGGCGCAACAAGCCGCGAGCCACGATCTGGCGGCGCTGGGCTACGAGAGCCCGCGGATTGTCAGCCGCGCGGACGGCACCTTTGCTGTGCATGACAGCCGCACGGGTGAGGAAGTGGGCACGGCGGCGGACCTCAGCGGCGCGCGCCGGTTGATCCGGGCGCACACGGCCGCCCTGGATGATGCAAGCTCGGATCAAATGATGGCGCTTGCCACGTTGTTATCCGGCACGCAGACGGCATCCAAGCTGATGGGCGTGGAAACGGAAGTGGATTTAGGCAAGCTGTTCAATCGGGAGACGGTTGAAACCATGGGGCCTGAGTTTGTCGAGACCTACGCGCAAGAAATGGCGCTTCAGGAACAAGCGGCCGGCGGCACGGGAGCGATCACGCGCAACGTGATCGGCCTGACAATTTCCGAACAGCGGGGAGGCGTGGCAACCCTGGTGACCAAGATTTTCCAAGGCGGCACGCTGCCAACGGTCTTCCATGAGGATTTCCATGTATTGCGCGAGCGGGCACGGGCGGCGGGCACAATCACCCGGGCGGATGACATTGACCTGCTGCGGGACCTGGACACGATCTTTGCCGGTCGCACCACGAACATGCGCCGAGGCGATGGCGCCGGCACTCAAGCGCGATTCATTCCAGAGGGGATGACTGACGAGCAAATTCCCGACAAGCTGCTTTCCGAGGCGATCGGAGAAATTGGGGAAATGGAGATTTTCAAGACAGCGAAGCGCGGGCCGAGTCGATTCAATGTGCCGCGATCTGTGATTTCCCGCCATATCGGCGCGGTGGCACGCCTGGAGCCGGGAGCGGCGCGGAATTTCAAAGCGTTCTGTGCGGCGGCCAAGGCGCGGTGGGGGCTGGCGCAGAGTCGAGCCTATCTGATGAAGAAAGCAGAGAAGGCCGGCCATTTCGATTCAAGCACCTATCAAGCGTATCTGGATAAGCTGATGGGCTTGGATCGGCAAAAGGCGCATGAGGCCCGCGTGAAAGCTGAGTTGGCCAAGCTGCTGGAGAATGCGGGGCCGATGTTTTCGCTGGGGCCGGTAGAACTTCCATCTACTACGCAAGAGAGCCGGGGCATTGCTGACCCGGCTCTGATTGGTGCTGACTTTACAGCGGATTCAGGGACAAGCCCGGTTTCCAGTGCGAAAGCGTTAGCGTTAGCGTTTCAATCCGCGCCGGGCGAACCCGGCGACTTGTCACCTCGCGGCGACAGCGGGAAAGTATCGTTTTCTTTGGGGAGGGCAAGAGAAAATTACGAAAAGGCGGAAAATAAGGTTTCGGAGGCAAGAACCGCTTTGGCTGAGGCGCAACACGCCAACGAAGCCGACCGCGCACACTGGGAGAATCAGCACGGCCGGGAAATTCAAACAACGGGCTTTATCACCACGGCCTACAAAAAAAACGCTGCGGGAGAATGGGAAAGCGATTCTCGGGAATCTTACAGCCGATGGATAGCAACCGAGCCAGATTTTGTTGAAAATTCGCTGAAAAATGGGTTCACACATTTTGTGACGCATGATTTCGGGACCATTCGAGGCACCGGAAAGGCCACCCGAATTATTCGGGACGGCGCGATTATCGCGGAATCCACCGGTTTTGATCACGCTCCGTTTTTAGAAAACAAGGAATTGCAGGCCGCACGCGAATCCCTGGCCGATGCCGAGGCCGCTCTGTATCTGGCATCCGAGGAATTTGATCCGGTCAACGCTCCTGATCCGAATGACACCAGCGCTGATCCGCCACCGCAGGCCGCAACAACCGCCGCCGCCCGCACGCTCAACCCCCACCAAGCCGCTTTCGCAGCGTTGCTGGATGCACGTGACGAAGAAGCGAAGAACGCGGCCAAGTCGTTTGTGGCGCATGTTTGGAATACGTATGGGGCGCATGACGAGATTTTCCAGTATGGCAAAACCACCAGCAAGGACGCGGAGGAAATTGCCAAGGCGGTATCTCTGCCCGGAAAAATGGTGACGGTGAGAGAGTCGGGATCGACGCTGCGTTTCATGGGCCAGGAAGGGCATCTGGACGTTCGTGATATTGACACTGCTCGCCCGGACATCCGCAGCTCGGCTGCGGGATCTCAAGGCAAGCTCTCCGGCGGCGGATCGCAACTCTATCAAGCTGCTCTGGATTGGATTCGCAACAACGGCAAGCGGATCAAGGATGACACCAGCGGAATCACCGCGATCAACTGCATCCGTCGCACCTCCAATATGGCAGCATCCGCGATCCGGTGGGGAACCACGCGGCACTTGAAGCCGCACGCGGAACAGAAGGTCGGGAAGTGGACCAATAACGATATTCTTAACACATCGTTGTTGCTGACGAAGGAGATGGAGAATGTTTTCAAGGCAATTCCTGAAGCAAAAAGCTGGACATTTGACTTTTCCAGAGGCATCTTTCGCAAAGCCGATGGGAACGAACTTACAGACGATGACGCCAATGAAGCGAGTGTCGCCGCAAGTCCAGGCACAAGCGGAATCGGCGTTTCAACTTTACAAAGAGGAATCGTCACGGCATCCGCGATACAAGAATTTCAGCGAGGCGCAGTTGCGAATACTTTGGAATCGGCAAAATCCGAATTGCCGGGTTCGCTCACTGGGGTGAGTTATTCCCTCGGTCCTGCCAACATGGCATCGATCATGGCGGGTGATGCGTTGTCGAGGATCAAGGACCCTCGGCGGCTGGCCCAGGTGATGAGCCGGATCGCGCGGGATTTCGATGAACTGCGCGTGCGCAATGAGCGGCAATTACTGCTTTCCACCCACAAGCAGGGAAAGGGGGAACTCAAGCGGGCGGCCAATCTGGAAGAAGAACGTCTGCGCGATGAATACGTGGGCGCTGCCTACGCACGGCGCCAAGGTGTGATGGATGACGCGGACTTGACCAAGATCAAGAGTCAACCGGGGCACGCCCTGCTGGCCAACCCGGATACGCCCTTGCGCGGACGGGTGATGAGCAAGCGCCAGGCCATCGATAAACACCCAGACATGTTCCAAGTGAACCGGCCCGGTGATTACGATGGAGCGGACGGGATTTCTCGCGCGGTGTTTGGTGGCACGCTCATGCCCGATCAGGCTGCCCAAGAGCTCTTCGAAGCGTACCTCATCAAGGAACCCACGCCGGATGCCATGTGGGCGCTTCTGCACCAGGAGCAAGCCACGGTAGGCAAGATGAAGGAGGCCGTTAAGGCAGCACAGGAGGATGCGCGCGCCGCCAAACTGCGCGCCAAGGAGGAAGCCAACGCATGGCTTGCAGAACGCACGGGCGATCAAGCGGCGAACTTTTCCCAGAAAGAGGAAATCCAGCGCTCGTTAGCGATGCTGGATGCCATTCTCGCGGCACTGCCCTACGAGCTGCGGGGCCGCCTGGGGGGCCATACCCAGATGGCGCGCATCGAGAGCGACGAAGCCAAGCTACGCTACCTCAAGGAAAAGCTGGCATTGGCCGACAAAGGGCTTAAAGGCTTCCTCAAAGAACAATACGGCCACGAGTTTGAAAAACTCCTCAAGCGTTCCCGTCCCGAGAAGGATGAGGAAGGAAAACGCCCGTCTGGAAAGATTGGCGCGGACATGCACGATCTCTTCCGCGCTATCGAACACGCCATGGGTCTGGACGCCGCCGGCGTGGAAGCGCGAGTGGCAGAATTGGAAAGCTGCTTGCTGCGTGAGGATCTTACGCCCGAACAGGAAGCGCACCTGAATCTGGAAATCGGCATGATCACTCTGGCGGGCAACTGGCATCAGGCGGATGCGGCGCGCCGGGAAAAGGCTTATACCGAAGCCCTGCGACTGTTAGACGGCGGATACATGGGCCGATTGATCGAGGTGTCAAAGCGCCGTGAGGAACGCGCCAAAGGGCGCGATGCGCTCAAGAAGGCCACCGGAAAGGTAGGCAGCGATGGCGACGAGCGGCAAATCAAACGGTACAAAGACGCCGGCAAGGACACGGATCTGGGAGCAGTCCGAAATGCCGTGAACAGGGCCAAAGCCAATCTTCATGCAGCCCGGCTTGCCTTTGGCTCATTCGAGCAGGTGATGGTTGAAAATTTCGGTGAAAAAGATTTTTTCACCAATCACCTAGTGGATCGGGAACGCTGGTGCTCGAATGCCAAGACAGACGCGATCATTGCCAAGACGGAGGCCCTGGAATCCCTGTTTGCCCGATTGGCAGGTGGGTCTGTGTTAGATGGGCGCAAATTGCAATGGGCAATGCACCAGCCGACCGTCAAGGTCCGCCGCCGACCCATGAGCCAGATGGAAATCATCACGGCCTCGCTCATGTGGCGGCAGGAAGACGGCCAACGGCACATGCAGGGGCATCTGGATGACGCTGGCAAGCCCGTGGGTGAGTGGAATTACGATCAGGCATGGGTTGACGAGGCGGAAAGCAAGCTGGATGACAACGCGCGGGCTGTTCGGCTCTTCCTCATCGATCAATACGCCGCCGAATATGACCGCATCAATGCGGTGTTCCGTGATCTCTATGGGGTGAACCTGCCGCGCCATGCGTTCTATTCGCCCTTGTCCGTCAAGCCCTCGAAAGAGGGAGTGGGGCAAGTGGTGGACCCAACGACCGGCTTCATGATGAATGGCATGACCATGACGCCCGGCAGCCTTCGCAACCGCTCACAAACGGCGGTTGCCGAGCCTTGGTTTCAGGATGCGGCGCAACTCTTCCTCGGCCACATCAAGCAGATGGAACACTTCATCGCCTACGGGAAATTCAATGCCGACATGATGGCCATGTTCTTGGACCGGGGCGTGCTCAATAGTGTTGAGGAAAAGGGAGGGAAGGCAGCGCGCGATGCCCTCACGGATTTTGTGGATTACTTCGCACAGGGCGGCCACCGGGAGGCCGGGCAGCAAAATTGGGCGAGCGATGTTTTCCGCGCCATGGGGAGAAACGCCGCTTCATCCATTCTCATTGGCAAGGCCGGCGTGATTCTCATCCAAACCACCCAGCTTAGCGCTGCGGCACTGGAAATGCCTATACCCTCTTACGTCAAACGGCTGGCTAAGCTCTCGACCGGGCAATTGCATTACCGTGTGGCATTGAACACGCCTTACATCCAGCGGCGTTTCAAGGAACTTCCGGTCATGGTGAGGATGGCGGTTGACAGTCTGGCGGCGGCGGAACCCACCTATGTGAATATGCGAGTGCAACAACTTGGCGGCCTGATCGGCGGAATGGACGCACTCTGCACGGCGGGCACTTACGCCATGATTTACGATTACCAGCTCATGTTGGCCAAGGAATCCGACATGGCGGATGCAGAGGCAGAGGCGTTCGCCCATAACGAGGCGGAACGCGGCTGTGACCGCGTGGGCCAGCCAACCCGGCCCGGCACGCGCTCCATGTTGGAAAACCGCGCGGCGGTAACGCTGAAGTTTTCCTGGGCATTTGCCTCGGAACAGCGGCAGAAGACAGCTAAAATGATGTTTGAGTTAGCCAATCCAGACGCGTCTCTGTCGCGCAAGACTCGGGTTCTCTTTGTCGGGTGGCTGGTCATGGGAATGATGGCGGCCGTCCTGCGCGCCGCCAAACGCGATTTGCTTGATGGTGGGGATGATGAGTGGTTTGATGAAAAGAACTGGAGTCTGAAAAACCTGGCTCTCTCCACGCTTTGCGGGCCTTTGGGGGGGCTGCCAATCATCGGGGACATGGTACAATCCGGCGTTTATACAATGGCCGGGGAGTATTATCCCGAGGGAAATATCGTCAGCAACTTCGGCAAGGGAACGCAAGCTCTTATGCACACTCCAGAATGGTTTGATGGGACCAAGGACGCCGGGGAAATCATTTCGGACGTGGATAAGATCCTTTCAGGGCTGGCCGTGCTCAATGGCCGTGCGGCAGAATATTCCTCGCTCATGCACCTGGCCAAGGACTTGTTTGGCCTCAGCAAACAAGTGACCGATCCATGAACTCCTCCCGCCGCCGCATTCTCGAACGCCAAGCTCTGCGCGTGCCCGCCAAAGGAGAGGTCGTCAGCGCCTGTCTCTATGGCTTGGGTCTGGAATCCCCCGCTCCGGTCATGACGGTGGATTATTTGCCCGATGGATTCCACCTGCCGGAATCGTTCGGCGGGGTCGCAATGCTCGGGACTTATGCGCCCGTTGAAGATTACTGGGTCAAGGACGACTTTGTTTTGTATTACCAAAACCCGGGAGTGTTGTGGGACGGGGTGGATGCGGTCGCCCTGCAGGTTCCGCAAGAAGTGTCGTATTACGTCGCTACCACCTACGGGATGGAGACTTACAACGCGGGAGTAGGATTTGTCATCCAGGCCACTTACAGTGCCCAGCCCGACGTGCCCCTGCCCGACGAACCCGGCGGCGGCGTCCTGTTGGGGAAAACCCCCGCCGGCCATTGGAGCTCGGACGGCACGGACACGGCCCCGGCCTCGGGCGAATGGATCAAGATAGTGCGCACCCAAGCCACGGTGGAGGTGCCCGGCTACGCCTTCGAGGACGCCACCCCGACCACCATCATCCAAACCCAAGTAGCCCACCAAATACAGATATGGACAGACGGCGAACAAACCGCCGTCGTTTGGAACAGCGAAACCCTATTGCTCGCCGACGCTGCCGATCTATTCGATTTCCGATTCTGGACGCTCGCGGATGGCATTGATTACGGCTCGTCCATCTGGATCCAAGCCATTGACCCGCCCACCGGAACCCCTGGCACCAATGGAACGAACGGAACCCCTGGCACCAATGGAACGAACGGAACGAACGGCACCAATGGAACCGGGTTGGAATGGGTGGATATCACCTTCTCCGCTTTCGAGGCCCTGAGCACCGCCGAGCAAGAGGATGCCGGAACCGTCTATAACATCATCCCCGAGGCATGATCCAGCACGGAGGCAGACAAGTGACGGAGCTGCGCCATGCCGGCGCAAAAGTGCAATGCCTCATCCGCAACGGCCGCGTCGTATTCGTCGATCCCGAACTCCCCACCCGTCAGGATTTGTTAGAGGTTAGAATCGCCGAAGAGGACGGGGAAAACGGTATCGAGAAATGGTTCGAGGTCGGCTTCAACGTCGAGGCTGATATCTGGACCGGCAACGCCGCTGCGGGCTTCAATGACCGCGCGGGCCTCTATCGCCTGGACCTTATGTGGAGCGAGGATCTGGAAAACTGGAGCTACGGGAAATTTTCCGACTGCGCGGATTCTCCCCTCTCCATGGAGGATGGCACCTATGACCTCTGGGCGCGGTCCTGCTACCCCATCGACTCGCAGATCAAAACAGGAGTGATGTTTATCGAGAGTTGTATGGACGACCGCCGCCAACCGTTCACGGCACTCACGATCAATTCTACTGTCATCGCCCTGCCAAATTTCCCGTATCACATGCCCGCCGACGCCGCGCAGTTACAGACAGACCTCCGCGCGGCCGGGTGGAGTGGATCCACGGTGGCGGCGTCGGGGCCAGGCGTTTGGCGCATCGACATCCCCAACACCGAACAAACGGATTTCTCCTCCAAAAATTACCTGTATTGGCCGGGGTATTACGTCCCGGATCTATACGGCCAGCTCTCTATCTGGGTGGATGGCTATTATTTCTCGGGGGCCTACACCAATCTTTCCGACGTCCGCACAGCCCTCCCGAAACAATTCGCCCGAATAGCAATCACCAACCTCAAAGGCTGATTGATCTTGGCAAGCGCCCGCTCGCTTGCTCGCACCGGCGCGCGCAGTTTATACGCGGGCATGATTCTTACAGACGCCACCCAAACCGCCAGTTTTTCCGAACTCAACGCCGGCCAAGAATACCTCTTAACCCTCAAGGGCACATGGGACGGGGCCAGCGCAACCCTCACGATCTGGGATGACGAATTGGCCGCTTATGTGGACGTTGATGGCGGAACGTATTCCGAAACTGATAAGAGCGAAGATCGGATTATTGCCGTCAGCTCCAAGGCCCGTGTCGTTCTCACCGGCACGGGCCTTGGCACCAGCCTCTCCGTGGATCTCCTCCGGCTCCCTAACTGATTATCCCCATGAGCGGAATCATCCAATCCCCAGAATTCCCCTTGCCAATTGCATACGGCACGCCCGTCACCACGGCTGTTGCGGCGTCTCTGATTCAAGGCGAGCTGAAATTCACCGCGTTGACGGCGGGGGATGACGGGAATCAAATTGCTGTGGAAGTGGTGCATGTGCGCGGGGTGGGTCCATTCCAAGGGATTTCGCTTTCCGACGACGGATCTGCCACCACTATCAGTCTTTGTACGCGCCAGCGCTTGAAGCTTTGGGAATTGGGTGGCGCAACGTGGAATGGAGTGAACTCCATGGGACTGTATCCATACCCGTTAGTAGCTGGGCAATACAATGACGCCCTCTATTGGACGGACGATAATCTTGGCGATCCAGAAACATCGGATGGCACGTATTTGTATTATGAGGAAACTCGATGGGTTTTGGTTTTCCGAGGTAGCGGGGGGACGGTATCCGCCCAGTGGGATTCGTCGCCATGCGAATCCACGGTTTGGCCCGACGAGGCCGGGGCCTTCTTGCCACAAGGCACCGCCACCGGATCTTTCACCGTCACGGCGATGACTAATTTCGTCTCTGCGATCGTGACTGCGATTGGTGAGACAAGCACCAACATTCTGGTAGAAACCCACGGCCCGATCACCGGGATCAACCCCGTCCCGGCTTTCGCGCCGCGCGCATTGCACGGCGGGAAAGAAATCAGCCTCGCCCTGCCAAGGTTGCGCGTCAATGCCATCACCGGCCAAGCGTGGGTGAATCTGGTAGAAGCCGATCACACGCCCGTCTGGAATGAAATCACCGCCTCATGAACCATGAGCGTGCTCCCTCAAACCTATGTCCGGCTGGTGCCCACCGTGACCCTGAATTTGCGGGTGTCGCCAAATCCTCGCCCGCGCGTCACGCCCGGTGCCGAGGTGCCGGAAAACCGCGTTGACCGCGAGTTTAGCGCACTGCCGCTGATCCTCGCCGTGGACGCACAGGCGCGCACGATGCGCGCCCACCTGTCGCCCATCCCCTCCCCGCTGACCCTCTACGGCGCAGAGGACTTCGCCGCCGCCTGTGCGGACACGTTAGAGCAACACGCCGAGCGGGTGTTAGAGCTCCTCGGTGCGGATCCCACCACCACTCTCCAAGCGCTCATCGACGGAATCCCCCTGCCCGATCCTCCCCCACGCGTGCCGCGCGAAATCGCCAACTGGCGCGCCAAAGCACTGCTCGCCTCCATGAACCTCCTGGTCGAAGTGGCCGACTGCCTATCCGCCCTGCCCGAGCCGCAACGCACGATCGCGCGGCTCGCCTGGGCAGGAGACGCCAGGCTTGCCCGCAGAGGCCCCACCGTGCTGGCCATGGCCGACGCTATGCAACTGTCAGACGCGCAACTGGACGAAATGTTCCGCGCCGCCGAATCCATCACTGTTTAACAAACACCATGACCGAGGAAATGAAGACGCTAACAGATAGAGTCGAGCGGATGGAAGTCCGCGCTGACGGAATCGAAAACCGCTTCCTCAGCGAACTGCGAGCGATCCATGACAAGCTCAACCAACTCGCGATCAGCGCCGCCGCCCGTCGCGACTGCCCCAGTCCCGGATTGTGCGTCGTGCTGCAGGATCGGATCCGGGACGCTGAAGTTTGGATCAAGGAGGACTCCAAATCTATCATCTCTCTGGAAAAGTGGCAGGCGTGGATGATGGGCGCGATGGTCATCATCGGGGCGCTTATTACCTTGTTCGGCCCGCTGGTCCGTCACGTTTTCAATTTGCCCAATTAACCCGCACGCAACCCCAAACCTCAAAAATATGACTGCTATCAACTGGATGTTAGACCGCCTCTCTGAAAATTCTACTTGGCGCGGGGCGATCGCCCTGCTCACCGCCGCCGGCGTCACCCTCCAACCCGACATGGCCAACGCCATTGTCGCCGCTGGTCTAGGACTCATCGGGCTCATCAATGTTTTCCGCAAAGCGCCATGAAAACCATCCTCGCCGCATGTCTCCTAGCACTCGTCTCCTGCGTCACCACGACCACGACAACCACGTATCCAGACGGCAGGGTGGTTGTGGTGACAGTCAAAGGCGCGGACTCCGCGACGGTCACGGCAGCCACGACCGCCGCGCAACTCGCGATCCCGTTCTTCCTCCACCCTGACAAATGAGGACTGATTGGGATCGAGTGGCGGATGAAATGATCGTCGCTGCCATCGTGCTGGCGCTGGGGATACTGCTGGCGGCAGGGCTCTATTTTCTGACGACATAAAAACTCTATGAAGCACGAATCCATTTTTTTTGAACAACTGTGCGCGGCGGTGATCGTCGTGCTCTCTCTCCTTATACTCTACATCTATTTGCAATGACCACGCCACTCGTCGCACTCTGTCTCGGCCACTCGCGCATTGTCCTTGGGCACATCGAAAGTGGGGCAATTGCCTGCGATGCCCAAACCTCAGAGTGGGAATATCACGCGGATCTGGCTCCGCTCATTGTCGCGGAATTGAAAGCACATGGAGTCACGTCATTCGTGATCTACCGTTATGATGGGGGCTCATACGGCGCTGCACAGCGCTGGCTCGCCGCCCGCCTCAAAGCCGAGGGATCTACACTCGCTTTGGAGTTGCACTTCAACGACTCGGACAGCCCGCAATCGAACGGGCATGAATGGCTTTATTGGCAAACCTCAAAGAACGGGAAACGCCTGGCCGAATGCCTGAGCGCTTCCATGGTCAGCGCCCTGCCCTCCATCCGCCCACGCGGTGCCAAACCGTTAGGGCCGGCCGATCGTGGCGCAGAGTTCGTCAAAGGCACCCACTGCCCGGCGGTGATTTGTGAGCCGTTTTTCGGATCCAATGCCAAAGATTTCCAAACCGCCATCGATGACATGCCCCAACTCGCCGCCGCCATCGCCTCGGGGATTGTCCATTACCTGAAATGTGATTGATTTGACCCCCGTTTTCATCGGAACAAAATCAGAACAAAAGTCACAAGTCGTTGAAAATGTGGTTGCGGGAGTAGGATTTGAACCTCATAACACGACTATCAGAACTGTGTGAAATGATCAAAGTGCATTATTTAAAGGTCTATCAGATTGATTTGGATTCGGCTGATAGATCGGTTACCTCGATTTCATCAGAACAAATCAGAACACCGGGGCGGATGGCAAACCATGCTTCGCCCTCTTGCGTGGGCTGTGGGTTGTGATAGTGGCGGTGGAGCATGGCAATGCTGGTGCCCATCTCTTCGGCGACTTTTCCGAGGTCGCGCAAGACGGCATTGCGATAGCTACCATAGCTGTGCCGGCAGATGTCCTTTGGCCATGCGCCACCGAAAAGAGATTTGCCCAGCCGGGCGAGTTCTTTTGCGTTGGATGGATTGGTTAGACAGACGGGACCGGTCATGCCGGGCTCGATGCCGGCCCATAGAAGCCCGGCGCGGCAGGCCTCGGACAAAGGGACGATGCGCGGCAAGCCGACCTTGCTTGTTTCCGGCGCGATACGAATGACGTTGAAGTTCCAATCGATTTCCTCACAGCGAATGCCGCGCTTTGCGGCTTTCTTGCTGGGGCCCGGTGCTATCTCTTCGGGACGTAACCCGGCGAAACATCCGAGGATGAGCCAGGCGCGGAAATCCTCGTGGATGGCCTCGCGCAATAGGCTGTATTGTGCGCGGGTTAGGATGGCTCGTTCACCGTGCTTCCCGCCTATCTCTGGTAGGCGCTCAGCGGCGCTCACAGGATCATTGCCAGCGATGCCTTCTTTCTGGGCCCATTTAAAAAACTGCACGCAGGATGCCCGGATGTCTTTTTTACGTTTCCATCCGAGGCCGGCTGTCCGGGTGTCGAACCATTGTTGCAGCTCGGGCAAGTGGATTTCCGCTACGGACTTTCCGGGGAAGTGTGTCGATAGATTTTCTAGGATGCTGCGGACACGGGCACCGTGCGGGGTTTCTTCGCCTGCCCTGCTGGTGCGGCTGGAGGTGAAGCGGTCAACGGCTCCGCTGATGGATGCGCTTTTTCCGAGGGATCGCAGGAAGTCGAGGATTTTGCGTTCATCGTCGGGCTGGGTGGATCGTGAGACATCGGCCAGCCAGCGGCGGCGGGCGGGCGTGAGGGTGTCGAGGTAATCAGCGGTCGAGGTGATTTGCCGCAAGTGCTTTTCCGCTGCGGCGGTGGCGTCTTCCTTGGTCTTGAAGGTGAGATATTGCCATGTGCTTCCCGTGTCCGGCCTGTATGCCATGCGCCAGCGTTTTGCACCGCTCGCCGGATGGGTCCACGGGGCAATGGTGACATGATTGTTGCCGTGCCGGACCTTGAAGGATTTGCGCTTGGCGCTCATTTCTTGGGTTGCCAGTTCCAATCCAACGCGGGATCGTAGTTGGCGTGCGCGGGGTGGTTGAGGTAGTCCATGGGAATTATGGGAGCGAGAGGAGGAATGGGCTTGCCTAGATTGGCGGCGGTTATTATGAGACGGGCATGAGCGATCTTTGGATATATGCTATTTGGATGGCGTTCGCCGGGTTGATTTATTTGTGGGAAAGGTCTTATCACAAGGGGTTGGCGTTCAAACTCGAAGCCGACAAACTGCGGGAATCCAACAGGTTGATGCGCTTGGAATTGGACGGGTTGAAGTGGGCTCATGAAATTGATAACCTGGACGCTGCGGAAGAGGAAGTTAGGGATGCTCTTGGCGACGAACCTTCACGGGAAATGCAGGCATGGGATAAGCATAAAGAGATGTGGGGACGTATTTTTGAGGAGCACCCAAAAGCGAAGGGGCCAAAGACACGCGATGCGATGTGGGAAGATTTCCAGAATGGTTATAGGAGCCGCGTGGATTTGCTTGTTTCCAGGCTGCATGGGATTGATATGGCGAGGAAGATGCGCGGCTGACCGATGAACCGCTACACGCTGGATTTCTGGATTCATAGCGGGCTGGTGGCGCTCGTGGTGGTTCTTTACTGGCTCTTCAACTGACCTACCGGTTGGGGCAGTGGGGGCAGGGGTGGAAGGGGATTAGTGAGTGGTACCGTTCCCTTTGCGGATGATGACTTGTGGCGGCGGGAGTGATTGGAGTGGCCCCTTTCCCTCAGACCAAGCGATGTATGAGCGGATGCGGCCGGCTATCCATTGGCCCTGTGTGACGCCTTCCCGCCGTGCAAGGTTGCCGATGATGGCCCATTCGGCTTCGTCAAAGTCGAGCACTGCGGCCGAATCGGTGATGGTGTTGGCTATCCGTGGCGGGATGGTGCCGAAAAAATAGAAATCCAACAGCTTCAGCATTGGGGGCGGTATTTCTCCACCGTCAACCCAGCGTTTTACTGTGGATGGGGAAACCTCGAAAGATTTTGCCAATTCGGCTTGCGCCCCTCTTTCGTTAGATACGTCTGCGAGAGCTTGGCGGATGTGGTTTTCAGTGTTCACGGAAGAAATTTAGAAAATATTTTGCCGTAACGCAACTTTTTTCTTGCGCAAATTCCGTAATGAAACTTTATTTGTGCCGCAACGCAATAATTCGCCATGAATCCACCTATTGAAACCATCCCTGAAACCAGCTCCCCAACGCGGATCGAATTCGATCTTGCGAAGGTTCTGACCGTTGAAGAACTCGAAAAGTTCACCGAGGCGGCGAGGGCTGCCGGTGCCGCGAATCTCACAGAACATTTTTTGAACATCACGCTGCGGGTGCCGCATCCACAAGCGGCGTGATCTAACACTACCTAACAGATGCATTCTGAAATCAACATGAACGTGCCGGTGGTCGTGCCGGCTGTGGCGAAGTCTCCCGCTTGAAACATTCTAACCCACAAAATCGCAAATTATGGAATCAGAAATCAAAGATACGGCCCCGCGTTCAATGAGCGGCGGGGAAACTGAAGATCGGGAGACTTTTCTAAGGCTTCGCGGGCTGATCCTGCAAGAGTTGGATGTTTATGCGGTGCTTGGTCTGTCGTGGATCGAGCAAGATGGGCGGTGGCTGTATTGCATCCAGACGCCGTTTGCGACTTGGCCCAAGTATGTGGTGGGTTTCACCGACAAGGACAATCTGGAGCCGCTGGTGCTGTTCCGTTGCGGACTGGTTGAGAACGCCATGCAGGAGTTCAACGAACAAAACTTTGGGGAGCATTTATGAACCTGAGCCCCGAACAAAAGCGCCGAGTGGTGGACACGGTAGCAGAAATGCTGGTGGAAGAACTGCGCGACAAGATGGGCGGCACATTCACGAGCCTGTATGTGATTCCGCTGGCCATCGCCGAGAAGATGACGGGCCTGACGCGCAACACGCTGCGCGCCCAGCTTCCCGTGGTGGAAATGAGCCTGGGCAAGCACGGGGTGCAACTCTCGGTGCTGCAAGAATACATCCAGAAACGCACGGTTTTCCCGGCGGCTGACAGGAAAAGGAGGATCGCATGACCGCGCAACTCCCGATGCCGGGAAGCACCTGGATGCAGATGACGGGCCGCGCCATGCGCGCGGTGCTGGTGAACTCGACAAACATCGTGTGTCACGATTGCGAGCTGACCAGCCGCAACCCGGATCTGGATCACCGCATGATGAGCTGGTCGGGCACCCCGGATGAGTTTTTCCAAGTTTTCCGACCGCTGGAAAGCGGCCACTACCCACAAACCGCAACGGCACCATGAAAATCGCAAAATGCAGAACCACGAATTACAGACGGCAATCGACGCCGGGCAAGACCGGTCTGGATTACCTGAGGGAGAACCAGACGCGGGAGGCGTTGGATGCGGATGCGTGGGTGTCCGGCTACTCGGAAACGGCGCTGAGGGGTATCGCGCGGGATCTGTGCGCTACGCGGGATTGGGACAGGCGGGATCCGTTGCAACGTTGGTGCATGGCGCGGAAAGCGGCTGCGCTGCGCAAGCTGCATCACATTCCCACCAGAGTCTAACATCTAACATTCTCCCCAAAATACCATGCAAATCGACCCTATGCCCTATATTCTCGGAGCGGCTTTATTGGCGTTTCCGCTCGGTTATTTTGCCTCATGGATGACGGCGCGCCGGAAGATCCGGCGGATCGGAGTTGAGACGTGGAATCAGGCCCGAATTTTTTACACTCATCGCGCGGAGGAAGGGCGGGGGCGGCCGTGAGTTGTGCGGTGACATTTTACCTGCACGGCCTGCGCGAGTTGGGGGATGCGGCGCTCCTGTTGTTGGTCGGCCGGTGCGGCACGGCTGGGCTGAGCGCGCAAGTAGGGGCTGGGGCGCTGGGAATGGAACCCGCCACGGCGCGCCGATCCCTGCGGCGTTTGGAGCGTGCCGGCTTCGTCACGGCTCCTAGCCGTGACACCGGGCGCGGAATGCCACTGCGCTATACCATCTGCCCGCATGGTCTGGCGCTCCTGCAAACCGTGGTGACGGTGACGCTGCCCGCCCAACAAATCCCCTTCCCCATCCCACCGATGCCATGAGTTACGCCACGAAACGCCCGCTCCGGTATCCGGCGCTCAAACTCCCGCCGCCGTTGATCCTGCCGGGCGGACGGGTGACCTTGTTTTTGCCCATACCGACTCGGGCCTGCTCGCCGAATGCCTGCCGGGGGCAGTCCAAAGCGGCGGCGCTGGGGAAGGCGCGCGCCATCCGGGCGCATCGTCTCCTCGCCCAATGCGCCATGATTGCTGCCGGCGTGACCGACCCGGATTTTACCGGCTATTCTCTGGCGTTCTATTTCAAGACCGCCGCATTTCGAGATGATGACAATGCGGACGCGTCGATAAAAGCGTACCGCGACGGCATCTCCCAAGCGCTCAGGATGAACGATCGCCATTTGAGAAAGTGCCGTCTGAGCACCTACGAGAAGGACTCAAAATTGCCACGGGTGGAAATCACGCTGTGGCCCCGCGAATTAAACCCCAACTGAATAATACCATGCACAACAAAATAACACACCACGCACCGGCTGGTTTGGCGTCTGATACTCCAGAAACGGATGCGGCAGCAATGGCCCTGCATGGCAAGCGTCTCGCCGTAGGAGGCTGGTGGGTCGAGGCCGAGTTCTCACGCAAACTGGAGCGCGAGCGCGACTTGATGTGCGAGGAACGCGATATGTATCGGAGGGAGAGGGATATAGCTATCGTGCAAAAAGGATACGCCGATCAGGCGCGCGCTGAGGCGTCAATCGAAATATCGTCGCTACTCCATCTCTGTGAGGTCAACGGCCTACGGGATCACGGCACGGTGCAGCGGATCGCCGCAAAGTATCCAGCGAACGCTAGGGCTATGACGCCCGCAACTGATCAAGATCATGGAAAGTAACAGCAAAGCTATTGAGGGTCGTTCATCAGCCCCTTGTTCGTCTGTGGCAAAAGTAAAGTGGCCGAGAAGTGCTGCGCTCGAAGTGGCCAAGGAACTCTGCGACCGCCTGAAACCGCACTGCGAAAAACTGATCGTCGCCGGAAGTCTGCGCCGTCGGAAAGCCGAAGTGGGCGACGTGGAAATCCTCTACGTCTCACGGATGGAAGAGCGCCCGCTGGATATGTTCTCTACTGTCGCCGTGAGCCTGGCCGATGAGGAAATCACGAGAATGTTGGCCGATGGAACGCTGACGAAACGCCCGTCGAAAACAGGTGGCACGGCATGGGGCGACAAAAACAAGCTCGCCGTCCACCGCTCGGGGATGCCCGTCGACCTCTTCCGCACGGCGGAAGAATCCTGGTGCAATTATCTGGTATGCCGCACCGGCCCCGCCGACAGCAACACGCGGATCGCCACTGAAGCGCAACGGCGCGGCTACCGCTGGAATCCCTACGGCATCGGATACACCAAGCTGGCCGATGGAACCGTGACGGCGATGGACAGCGAGGCCGCCGTCTTCGCCTTCGTGGGCCTCCCATACGCCGAACCATGGGAGCGCAAATGAATCAGACGAACGATAAAGTCCAGCCATGAGCGCCACCCCAAATCTTACCCCCACCAAGAACGCCGCTGGCGCTCATTGGCTGGGACGCCTTGTTCGGCTTTATCTGGTGCATCTCGCGGCCAACTGGATGGTGACTGGCAAAGGATTGCTGCTTGCTGGATTCCATTTTGTCCACGGAGTGATTCCATGCCGATGGACGGAACACGAGAGATGGGGAATCAACCTCACCAAACCGACGCTCAAAACGACTGGATGCAGTCATTTCAGAAACGCCGGACCGCGTAAGCCGAACGCCAACTGCCCACCCGTGGGCGCAACTGAAAAGTGATATGATGAAAACCTGCAAACGATGCTACAAGGAATACCTACCCGGCGCGGGCTGTGCGTGCCGTAAAGCAGCCAAAGAGCAGGCCTCTCACCCATCAGGTGCGACGGATTGTTCGGCGATCTTGATCCTCCGAAATCTCGTTGAGCAATTCGACGGCCCTAGATTGGTGGATGACCAAAAAGATGCGATTTCCGCAGCGCATGAATGGTTACACCAGCACGACCCCGATCCGGGTTGCTGTCCAAAATGCTCCTCCGTAAACGTCGGCAAACTTGCATGGCGTAGGGTATGGATCTGCCACACATGCGGTCTGATATTTCCGCCGAACGCTGGGGGTATGGCGCGGGAACTAGC